ATCTGCTATCTGCTATCTGCTATCTGCTATCTGCTATCTGCTATCTGCTATCTGCTATCTGCTATCTGCTATCTGCTATCTGCTATCTGCTATCTGCTAAAAATACAGGGGGGAACTAGCTTCGTTGCTAACCCACCCCCACCCCCCTAAAAAAATTTTGGGACTCCTCAGCCGCGTATGCATAGTATTCTGCACATTCAATCACCACTAATTTCACACCAACACCTAGTCAACAAAACCAACACCAGATTTACAAAACTATACCTAATTTCACACCAACACCTAGTCAACAAAACCAACACCTACCTAACAAATCTATACCTAATTTTACAAAACCACCCCCCTAGTCAATTTAAACACCACACAAAAAATTTTTTGCAAAAAAATTTTAAATTAGCTACTCTTAACATTCATGTATGTTTATAACAAAGAAAAAATATGCAGATTGATGATTATGAAGAAGATTTATATGAAGGTGATATAGATACATCTGAAACGTTTGTCTTCTCTCCAGTAAAGCCTATCACCTCTTATAAAGAGCTGTATGATAAAAGCACTACAAGTAAACTTGCATTCCAAGACAGTAGTTTTTTGGATGTGCAAGGTATCCCTGAGCCTAAAATCCCGTATGACGAGCGTAAAGAAGCGTTAAACATCTTTTTAGAACAGCCTGATGCCCCTTCTGCGCCTACTACACCTGGTGCAGCTAAAGCATTGGATAAATTACTAAAGAAATTTGATTACACCCTATCAAATTCAAGTAATAAGATGCGTCAATATGTGGTTTTCAAACTGTTTGAAATTGCAGAAAACGAAGACCCAAGAATTGCATTAAAAGCCCTTGAAATGCTTGGAAAAGTGTCTGAAGTAGGGTTATTTACGACAAAAGTAGAAGTAGCAACAGCTAATAAATCGACTAAAGAGCTTGAAATAGAACTAAGTTCTTTAATGGAATCCTATGCAATCGGTGTTGATTTTCAAGCAATAGAAGCAGAATACGAGCAAATATCTGATGAAGAGCTTAAAGGTGAGATAAAAGACGTTGATTCTGATGCAGAAGAAGTAGACGAAGAAGAGGAAGAAGAGGAAGAAGTAGACGAAGAAGGAGAGGAAGAAAGTGAGTAAGCACTCCTTAAATCTTGCAAATTTAACGCCTTCAGATAGAGAAAAGCTTGCACATATAGTTGAAGAGTTAAAACGTCGTAAAGATAGAGAGCGAGCACAAAAAGACTTTCTGTTTTTCGTTCAAACTGTGTGGCCAGATTTTATATACGGTAGACATCATGCACGTATAGCAAAAGAATTTGAACGGGTAGCAAGCGGTGAGTGTAGACGACTCATCATAAATTTAGGTCCGCGTCATACAAAAAGTGAATTTGGATCTTATTTGCTACCTGCTTGGTTTTTAGGTAGGTATCCGCACAAAAAAGTAATTCAAACCGCCCATACAGCAGATTTAGCAGTGGGGTTTGGGCGTAAAGTACGTAACTTAGTTGACTCGGCTGCGTATAAAGAGGTGTTTCCGAATGTAGGGCTAAGAGCGGACTCTAAAGCAGCAGGACGGTGGAACACTAATGCAGGTGGTGATTATTTTGCTATCGGTGTTGGTGGTGCAGTTACAGGTAAAGGTGCAGACCTTTTAATTATTGATGACCCTCATAGCGAACAAGAAGCGGCTATTGCAGCAAGCAATCCTGAAATCTATGACAAAGTTTATGAGTGGTATACGTCAGGACCTAGACAACGTTTGCAACCTGGCGGTGCAATTATCATCATTCAAACACGCTGGTCAAAAAGGGATTTAACAGGTCAAGTTTTAGAAGCAGATAGTGTTAGAGGATCTGAAGATTGGCGTGTCGTAGAGTTCCCTGCCATTCTACCTTCTGGTAAACCTTTATGGCCTGAGTTTTGGTCTTTAGAAGAGCTTGAAGCAACACGAGAAGCGATTGACGTTTCTAAATGGCAAGCGCAGTACCAACAGAATCCAACATCTGAAGAAGGTGCGATTGTCAAGCGAGAGTGGTGGCAGCGATGGAAAGCTAAAAGACCACCTGATACGGAGTTCATTCTTATGACATGGGACACCGCTTTTGAGAAATCACAGCGTGCAGACTACAGTGCTTGCACTGTTTGGGGAGTGTTCTATAAAGATGATGAAGATACGGGTGCAGCAGTCGCAAATGTTATTCTCCTCGATGCAAAACGAGGACGGTATGAGTTTCCAGAACTAAAAAAGATTGTGCTTGAAGAATATAGCTATTGGGAACCTGATAGTATAATTATCGAGAAAAAAGCATCAGGTGCGCCTTTAATATACGAGTTAAGAGCAATGGGTGTACCTGTATCAGAATTTACACCAACACGCGGAAACGACAAAATATCACGTCTAAATGCAGTTGCAGACATATTTAACTCTGGAAGAGTATGGGCACCTAATACTTTATTTGCTGATGAGGTAATAGAAGAGGTTGCAGAGTTTCCAGCAGGACAGCATGATGACTATGTAGATACAGTTTCAATGGCGATGGCTAGATTTAGAAAAGGTGGATTTATCACAACTAAACTAGATGAGCCTCCTTCTGAACCTGAATTTAGACGAAGACGTAGTAGTATGTATTACTAAGAGGATACCTAAATGGCAATAGATAAAACGTTAAACAGAGCACCTTCAGGATTAGAAACTTTAATGGACGATATGATGGATGGTATGCCTGATGTAGAAATAGAGGTAATAGACTCTGAAGAAGAGGATGTAGGTCCTGAAGGAATAGAGATAGATTTGTCAGGTCGTTCGACTAATGAAGTAGATGAAGCGTTTGATGATAATTTAGTGGAGTATTTGTCAGAGCATGAGTTGTCTATGATTGCATCTGAGTTACTTGCAGATTTTGATGATGACGTGGCGAGTCGTAAAGACTGGATAACTGCATATGTTGACGGTTTAGATTTGTTAGGAATGACTATTGAAGAGCGTACTGAGCCTTGGGAAGGAGCTTGTGGTGTGCATCACCCCTTGTTAAGTGAAGCGTTGGTCAAGTTTCAAGCTGAGACAATGATGACAACATTCCCTGCTGCGGGGCCTGTTAAAACACAAATTATTGGAAAAGAGACCGCTAGTAAAAAAGAAGCAGCGATGCGAGTTCAAGAGGACATGAACTATCAGTTATTAGATGTAATGTCTGAATATAGGCCTGAGCATGAGCGCATGTTATGGGGCTTAGGGTTAAGTGGGAATGCGTTTAAAAAGGTGTATTTTGATACACGTCTAGGAAGACAAACATCCATATTTGTGCCTGCTGAAGACATGGTGATTCCTTACGGTGCATCTAATTTAGAGACAGCAGAACGAGTTACGCATGTCATGCGTAAAACAGAAAACGAAGTAAGACGGTTGCAGGTAGCTGGGTTTTATCGTGATATAGACTTGGGTGAACCAGATAACTATTTTGATGACGTTGAGAAAAAGATTGCAGATAAATTAGGGTTTAGTGCAACGTCTGATGATAGATACAAGTTACTTGAAATGCATGTTGAGCTAGATTTACCAGGGTTTGAACATACTGAAAATGGCGAGATGACAGGTGTTGCACTGCCTTATGTTGTAACGATTGAGAAAGGAAGTCAAACAATATTATCTATTCGTCGTAACTGGGATCCTGACGATACCATGTATAAAAAACGTCAGCACTTTGTACATTATGGGTATGTGCCAGGGTTTGGGTTTTATTGTTTTGGATTGATTCATTTAATCGGTGCATTTGCTAAAAGCGGTACGTCACTTATCCGTCAATTAGTTGACGCAGGGACTTTATCTAATTTACCTGGTGGGTTTAAATCTCGTGGAATGCGTATTAAAGGAGATGATACTCCGATCGCACCTGGTGAATGGCGTGATGTAGACGTGCCAAGTGGGACTATTAGAGATAACTTAATTCCGCTTCCGTATAAAGAACCTTCACAAACATTAATGGCGTTACTTAACCAGATTGTCGAAGAAGGTAGACGGTTTGCTAACGCAGCGGATTTACAAGTTTCTGATATGAGTGGCCAAGCACCTGTTGGAACAACTTTAGCGATATTAGAGCGGACGTTAAAAGTTATAACCGCTGTCCAAGCGCGGATTCACTACTCGATGAAACAGGAGCTTACGCTTCTAAAACAGATTATTGCAGCTTATGCACCTGAAGATTATGAGTATGAGCCTGATGAAGGAAGTCGAAAAGCTAAACGATCAGATTATAAAACAACGGAAGTTATCCCTGTTAGTGATCCTAATGCGTCAACGATGGCACAGAAAATTGTGCAGTATCAGTCTGTTTTACAGTTAGCATCGACCTCACCTCAGATATACAACATGCCTGTGTTACATCGTCAAATGCTTGACGCGCTAGGTATTAAAGATGCAGATAAATTAGTTCCTCTTCAAGAAGATCTTAAACCTATTGACCCTGTGTCTGAAAATCAGAATATTTTAAAATTAGCACCTGTTAAAGCGTTTTTAAATCAAGACCATGATGCACATATTCAAGTACACATGAACGCGATGAAAGACCCTGTAATTCAAAGTACGCTACAAGGTAATCCTAACCTTCCGCGTATTCAAGGGGCGATGATGGCGCACGTTGCAGAACATTTAGGGTTTAAGTATCGTAAAGAGATGGAGAAACAACTAGGGTTCTCATTACCGCCACAAACAGATGATTCTGATGAACCAGTGTATTTAAATCCTGATATTGAAGCAAAACTATCGCCTGTTCTTGCACAAGCATCAACACAACTGTTGCAAGAGCACATGAGTAACGCAGCTAAACAACAGGCGCAGCAGCAAGCACAAGACCCCATTATTCAAATGCAGATGCAAGAGATTAAGCTTAAAGCGCAAGAACAACAACGCAAAGCTCAGAAAGATCAAACAGATGCAGCTCTCAAAACACAAGAACTTGAGATAGAAAGAGAGAAAGTACAAGCTCAAATAATGATGAACCAAATGCAGCATACAGACAATACAGCGATAAAAAATAAACAGCTACAAGTTAATACGCTTAAATCTGCTGCTGAAATGACGGCTGAAAAAGAAAGAAATGCGAAAGATTTACAAGTTCAAACACTTAAATCTGCTGCTCAGTTGACACAACAAAATAGGCAAAATGACCTTAGAATAGCTCATGAAGGGTTCCAAAAAGCAATAGATAGGACGACTTCAACACGAGATAGGGCTATAGATATAGCTCATCAAGGACTTCAAAATTATATGAATAAGCCAAAACCTGATTCTGAAATGCCTGTTGAGGAAGAATAATGACGACATTTGAAGTGATTTTAAAAAACATTGATGAGAAGCTTGA